ACCGCACGAACGAAGTTCCCTCTTTTTTCTCCACAGGCCGCAGGCCGTCCGCGAGCTCGGGCTGCCCCGACGGGCTCTCTAGCCCGTCCGGTAGAACCGAGGCGCCGGAGCCGAGCGTGGGGCCCCCTGCGTCGCAGCGAAGCGAGACGAGCGGGGGGGGGACCTCGGCAGCCACCGACCCCCGAGTCGGTGCAGGGGGGCCCGCTTGCGGGGGCGCAGCCGTCGGCCCGGCCGACCAGCATGTGGCTTCTTCCTCGCACCTATATTCGTCGTGGAAGCCCTTGAAGCACTTGAACACTTTGAAACGTCTTAACAACTGGTCGATTTTGTCGGTCTTAGTAACCTGATTCTTGTAAACGTCCTTTGGGTGATCCGGACTCGTGATGATGATCTTCTTTGCCAACAAAGGCACCGGCTCACCACACTTTACGTTCAACAACTTAGGGTACTCGTCCACTAGGTCCATCAATTCGCCGTAGGTTACCTGGCCACGGAACTCGTTAATGATGATGGTCTCCTGGCCTTTGTAACCGGTCCAGAAGCCACTCTGTAGCTGCTGAACGTTAACAATGTAATGGGTCTCTGGGCTGTAGGTACCGGAACCGTAGAATGCCGTATGTGACTTTCCTACACCTGTGGTTCCGTAGTACCAAATGCCTTGGGTCCTCCAGCTCCTGAATTTCTTCCTCAACGCAATAGTCTGTAGTCGGTCTAATGTCCGGCCGTACTGATGAAACATCTCGGGGTTTTCCACGCAGACATCGTCGGCCGTAGTCTCCCCACTCATGATAGCGTCTTTGACTGCATCAATGTCGCCGCGAGCTCCCTGCTTGGGTAGGTCTCCCCACTCTTTGAAGTCCGGGTTGGGCTCCTTTACCTTCCCTTTCCCGTCTTCGTAGTGGCCACCTCCGCAGTAGTCGCGGTTCTGTTGGGGGGAACCCTTGCAGGCCTCAACGTTAATCTCTTTGGTACAGCCAAATGCTTTCTTTAAGTACTTGCACACAGCACTAAATGTCATCTGGTTCTTGAACGTGACTGCCCCTTGCCAATGGAACTTGCCACTGTCTGGGCATGTCTCGGGCGCTCGGCACAGCCAGCGCATTTTCTTCTCATCAAATGTCACTTCTCCGTCCCAGGCGGTGAAACAGAAATTTCGGTACTTCTTCGATTTTTGCTCAGAGGTCTTGTTATTACCCTCTGAGCACTTTTGAGCAATTTCGGTGGTCATTTTGATCTGAATATAAAGATAACAGTCGGTATATAAAGATACAACAATAAACTAAAGCGGACGAACGGCCACTTTAAAATTATCTCACGTCGGTTTATAAAGCACTTACTTACTCTTCTCTTTAAGTCATGCCTTACCGCGGTGATCCATACTACGGACCCCTCCAGCGATACCAACGCCGGGGAGCCTTCGATGCAGAAAACGTTGTCCGACGAGCTAGACAGGCTGTCGGAGCTATTCAATACGCTCGAAACAACGAACTCCTGAACAAGGTGTTTTCTGAAATGAAAGGGTACGCTCAGCGTCGTGCAAATCGACGCAAGAGCAAGCATCCCACTAAGCAGAAGACTAAGAGCATGATGCCTGCTGCAGGCTACACTGCTTACGGAATGAACTACTCTAAGAACATTAAAACTAAGGGTAAGAAGGGGTGGAAGGGCAAGCTTACCATCCCCCATTCCAAAAAGAAGAAGCGTCAGTACAACAAGAAGATGAAGCATACGATCATGCAAAGATACTTCCTGACGCCTGCTGCCAATCTGGATTCTAACAACATCCTGACGTTCCCTCAGGACATGTTCACTTCCAATCCTAGCCTCGACGCCAAGCACATGTCGGCTGTCGTGCTAAAGCTAAGTGTCTGTGAGAACCATCTTGATCCTCACAAGTACAAGATTGGAAAGCAGCTTGTGCCCTACAGTACATCTGAGTTTGTCGGTGCCAACACAATCGTGTGGGAAAACAACAGCACTAACACTGCACTTCAATCCGTCCAGGTTCCTTACCAGGTCAACAAGTTCCCGGTATCTGGATTTGCATCCCGATGGATGGAAGCTCCTCCCGGTGAAGCACGTGCGTTTGAAATGCCTTCCAGTGTCATTACAGGAGTCAACCTAAACCTCGTGTTTAAGTCAGGTGGCCAACCATTTGACCAGATGCTATCTGTCAAAATTGTCCGCTGCAATCTTCCTGTGGCTTTTAAAAGCGGTGAGTGGGCCTCTGCTGATGGTGTTGTTCCGGCTGAAGTTATCCAGCGTGAACTTTGTAACCGGGCAAACTTTACATCTCGTCTCGCCTTCGATACAGTCTGGACCAAGTCCCTGAAGCTCCGTGGAGTTAAGGGTGGTAACCAGGCAATTCCTACTATCCGTCTCAAGAAGTTTATTAAATGTCAGTACCTCCGGTCTACGATCCGTAGGGTCAGTACGGCTGGTGATCAGGCTACACTTGGTGGTCAAGCACTGCCAACCACATATGAGTCTCAGGACGGGTACTTCAACAATTTGTACGTTGTCATCACTAGCAAGTGCCTCGATGATCAATACGTGGCTACTGTCACACGTGACATTGAGACTGCAAGCATTCCTGGTCTGGCTGATCAGAATACTCGTGAAGTAATGGGTGCTCTGCGTGCCATTCCTCCTACTCAACTTGACGGTGAGGGTCTTGCTGTAAACAAACAATCCTGTTTCTTCAGGTACGGTGGCACCTTCTCGGTCTACAGAAAGGTCAAGGAAGCAGACACTGGCATCACCGGTGGTCTCAACCAAACTGCCTCGCAGGTTCAAACTCTTCAGGATCAGATCCATGAACTCCAAGCTATCGTTGGGGCTCATCAGGACGACGACTGTACGTCATGTGATGAGGAATCGGATCACGACTCTGATGATGAGGACTGTGGCTCGGGTCATCAAGCAGGTGCATCGCCACCTCAGGATGGACACACTCATCCTAACGATCTAACTGCTGAAGAGCATGATGCTAATTGTCAACATAGCCATTAGCTATTAACCTTCGGTTCGATGGACGCTGCAGATCGCCACTTACTCTAGCCTCATGGTCCAGGGGACTGGCTGTTGTCTAGGCCTCGAGCATGGGTATTGGACGCGACGTCCAACTTCATCCCGATACTTTACTGGCCATACATATACTAGTACGCTTGTCCTTAAGTCCAGTTCAATTCGCAAACCGCACACTTCTTTAAGCCCTTCGCTTTGAACTTTTCGCAGAACTTGCACTCGTTTAGGGTCTTGTTTACTTGCTCCTCGCATCCTTCGTCGTCGATAACAAGCTTGGGCAGCTTAGGCATCCCAAACCGCACGAACGAAGTTCCCTCTTTTTTCTCCACAGGCCGCAGGCCGTCCGCGAGCTCGGGCTGCCCCGACGGGCTCTCTAGCCCGTCCGG